CGAACCATCGCCCCCAGTACCACCATCTGTTCTTCATGATCGTCTATTCCTTCTTTGATTCTTTTGAAGAGTCCTTTTTGTTCGTCAGGTTTTTTCTCCATTTGGTGATTTTATCGTTTAGGAATTTTTGGACCTTTTTACGTATCCATTCGATTATAGGCTGTGTAAGCGTTGTTGCTGCTACAGCTGTAACCGCCGTTGTAGCTGCCACTACGACGACCTCTGTTGAAGGTCTAGGTACTGGCTGTTTAATAAACGGTATTTTAAGGGTAGGTGGTTCGGGTGGTTTTTCTTCTACAGTCTTGACTGGTTCATCTTCTTGATCTCTTAAATCGCTCGGAGGAACTACCATGGGTTTATAGTATGGTACGTCAGCTGTAGGTATAGGTATTTCAACAGTCTCTATCTTTTTAATATCAGGTAATACTATGGTGGGTATTTCCATTACGAACTTCCGTCTACTGTACCTGAGTTATTTAGTGTATAACTTATACCAGAGCCTAACTCTACGGCTGCACCGGCAGCTCCTCCACTTCCACCGGGTCCGGAGGGTCTCCACCACCTACGCCCGGGATAGTAAGTATTAGTACCTTGACCACCACTAGCTCCGGCATTACCGTACGTACCGCCAGAGCCGCCGCCGCCTCCATTGGATTGCCAACTTGCTGTACCTCTACCGGCGTTGAGACCTGCGTTATGGGATGTATTCCAGCCTTGACCGTCTCCGCCGTCTCCGCCGTCTCCACCCGTAGTGGGACTATACCACCCTGCGCCGCCGCCTCCGCCGCCGCCTCCGCCACCACCGCCTCCAGAGAGTCTTCCTCCACTGAGTACGTTAATGGTTACGTTATTAGTATTTAAATATATTGCATCGCCACCGGCTCCACCGCCGCCACCGGGCTGACCATCCCTGTGACTATGTCCATAGGCACCACCGTTTCCGCCATTACCACCTCTGCCTGTAGCAGTGCCGGCAATTTCTATAATTAATGTACCACCCATACCAGACTCTGCTGTTATAGCGTATGTGTTAGTAGCAGTAGCTCCTATATTTACACCACTTGCGACAACATATTTTTTAGGTACGGAGGAAGTCCAGTTGCTACCAAATATAGTTGATAGGCTTCGGTCAGTTTCGTTGTTGGATGCGTTTTCTACAATAACGTCTGTTGCTCCATAGAAATCTGACATCTTAAGTTGACCAGAAGTAGGAACGTTTGGTGAACCTCCTCCTACTTCTCCGCCATCTCTATAGTATTCCGACATAGCATGTGGTTCAGACCCACCAAACTCGGTAATAATATCAGTTATTTTTATTTGTCCAGAACTTTGTACAGGCATTACTTACCTCCTTTTAGTTCTTCTATTTCTGCTTTTAATTCTTTTATTGATTCAATGAGTATTGAAGTTAAAGCATGATAGTTAACTGATAAATAACTATCACCACCATCAAGAGGTGTTACTTCTTTGACAGCTTCTGGTAGTACTGCTTCTACTGCTTGAGCTATAACACCGGCACTTTTTTCTCCTGTTTTTTTCCAGTCAAAGGACACACCCTCCAGTGCTTGTACTTTGTCTAGAGCCTTAGTTATTACTTTAATATTTTCTTTTAGTCTTATATCAGATGCTGTAGTTGTTGAAAAAGCTATAACGTCTCCATCTGCATGGAGGTCACCGTCAGCTTCTAATCTTAGTTCGTTATTACCGTTTATATAAACATCAAACTGAGTATTATCAGTAAACGCAATATAGTCAGTATTATCTCTACCTATCTTATTATCTCCTACATATACATTCTGTCCATTAAGTGCAGATGCTATTTCACTAGCTGTTTGGTCAGCAGTAGCTCCAGTTTCAATACCATCTATTTTGGTTTTATCTGCTGCTGACATATGACCAGATGCAGAAGTAGTAGCATTAGCTATATCTAACTTAGACTGAGCTATAGCTGCTGAAGCACTAATATCAGCATTAGTTAGTGTAGCAGTAGATAATTTACTTCTAGTAATTTTACCGTCAGCTATTTCTCCCATGATATAGAATATGCCACCCATAGAACCATGTGAGGTACATTGGTAGTATAGCACGGCGGGAGCTGCATGTGGTACTTCAAAAATTATTGTAGATCCACCGGCTCCTCCGTTATTTGTGACTCCTGTGTTGTACTCTGTACCAGTCGAGCCATTGACTGTTGTTTGTATACGAAACGGATGTGCTCCAGAAGAGTTACCGTTTACGAATCTGTATGTTTTACCACGTTCTAAATACAAGGTAGGGTCATTAACCGCCCCGGTCAAGCCCTTACCTGTAAATGTATAGTGGTTGCTGCCATCTGCTCCTAACGTATAAGTTTCGTCACGAGCTTGGCTATGTAATTTTGCAGCTGAAATAGCACCATCTGCTAGATCAGCTGTATGTATCTGGCCGTCTTTAATGCCGCCACCGCTTACTTGTGTTAGTGCCATTATGGTTTAGGATATTTGTCTTTGATTGCTTTGATATCCGCTTTCCAAGCGTTTACGCCAGAGTGGTAGATTTTATCAAGCTGCTCTTCTATTGGCGGATACTCTGCCCTTCTTTTAGATTTATAACTATCATTTTCTAAATCCCAAGCACTTATCAATGCAGCTAATCCATTTGTACATTCTGATTCAGTTGGTTTAGAACCACCATCATAAACAACTAGGTTTGCATAAATTTTATTGAAGGGATCTGTCCACCCAAACCACTGTCCTGTTCTATGCCTTACTAACCAATCTTCTATATGATTTGGTTTTCCCGTGTTTAAATCCATTTTAAGTATCCGCTAATTTAATAAATTCAAATGTAGTAAGACCGACAGTGGAACTTCCGAGAAATTCGTTTCCATTACCACTATTATCATCAACAACAGCAGCAAATCTTATTTTATGTGTAGATGTGTTTGTGCAATCAAAAATTATAGAGGCACTACCAGAAACCTGTCTTCCTCCTGTGGCATAATTGTCATAATAACTAGAATCTGCAACTGCAAGTATATCAGAACTTGAAAAATTATCAGTTGAGGACTTTATTTCAATTTTCTGATGTGTACTCTGATGTCCAGAATTTCTTTGGCTTCTAAATTTAACAGTGATTCTCCAGTAACCTGTGCTAGGAAAAGTCCAAACACCACTCGACACAGACATTCCAGTTCCCAAATAGTTTGCACCATTTACAGAATATCTAGTAAGATTATTTGAAATAGGATCAACAGACCCATTAAAAGATCCAGTTAAGATCCAAGTATCAAAGTCTGTAAGACCTACAGTGTCAGTAGAAGTTACGAAAGATAATGCACCACTACCATCAGTCTTTATTACTTGATTAGCACTACCATCTGATGTAGGTAGTGTAAATACAGCTGCACCGTTCTGTGTATGCTGTATTTGATTTGTTTGTATTTTACTCATTATGTATCTCCTAAACGTATAAATGTAGCACCTGTAAGTTGTGTTGTTGAACTTCCGGCTTGAACATATGCGTTATGAGAGTTGACATGTCTAAATTTAATTTTATGTGTAGATGTATTAGTAACATCAAAAAATGCTTTCATGTACACAGAAGCATATGAGTTTGCACCACTTCCAATACTGTTATAAGCGTTAGTGAGAACATCATTACTACTGCTAAAACTATCTGTTGATCCATTAATAGATCCTCCAAGATAGTTACTATTACCATTTTCGTACATTACGTTAAATTCAATTTGCCATATTCCAGTTACAGGAAAAGTAAATACTCCAGATGATTCGGTCATTCCTGTACCGATTTTGGCAAAAAGTGTATCATTTCTTTCCCAGTAACTATTTGCGTCACTAGATGTATAACTTACGTTATATCCTTGTGTAATTCTCCACTGGTCTGCTTGAGTTATACCATTTACTGTAGCAGTACCCGGTGTAACCCAACTTAGATTACCATTACCGTCAGTTTGTAATACCTGTCCGGCACTTCCGTCAGCTACAGGTAACTTAAATGTTATATCAGCATTGCCTGTTGTTTGAGCCGGTGCGTCTAAAGCGACTGAACCGGCTGTTGTACCATTTAATTTTATTGTCATATTATGTATCTCCTAATCTAATAAACTCTATATGTGAAGAATCCCAGTTAGAAGAAGAACCAGTAGCTTCAAATCTAACTTTACATTGCGATGTGTCTGTAACATCAAAAATCATAGTGTTATCCGATGAATTATACTGAGTACCACCATCACCATCGCAGTGAGTATAATAGCTATTATTTGATACTGAATAACTTGAATTATTTGTAGTAGTTTTAATTCTTATTGTGCATGATGGTACATTTGAATCTTTATAAAGATATCCTCGTACGGTTATATACCATATTCCTGTAACTGGAAAAGTAAATGTACCACTGCTTTCTGTCATATCAGCACCAACAGAGCCATGATTGGTAGACGTATATTTAGTATATCCTGTAATTGGATCAGCTGTACCTGTAAACGAACCTCGTCTCCAAGTTTGAGCATGTGTAATACCACCTGAGATTGTAGATTTAGCACTTGTTACTGCATTGTCTGCTATTTTTGCTGTAGCTACCGCATTTGCAGCTATCATATCGGTATCTACTATACCGTCTGGTAAACCACCAACAGAAATACCTGTGATAGTACCATCCCCATTTATTTGTATTGCCATTAAACTATTGTATATGTACTACCCGAAGGTATTGTTAATGTTGCACCACTTGCTACGGTAATCGGACCTGCACTCATAGCATTTTTGTTTGTGGTTATTGTGTAGTTGTTAGATATAGTCTGTGAGTTTTCATAGATACACCCGTCAGCTACCGCCGAAGCTACACCTGTTAAGTTACTACCGTCACCTGTATAAGATGTTGCACCTAGAGCTCCTGTTGCAGAGTTAAAGGTTAAATTACTACCAGTTTTTGGTGCTTGGTCGCCTGTAGCTGTAGTTACGAATACAGGAAAACAAGTTGTGTCTGTTGACTCATCTGCTACTGGTATAGTAGAAGTATTGATAGCATTTGTTGATGCTGCTGTAATACGTCCCTTAGCGTCAACAGTAATCGCTGGAATAGCTGTAGCTGAACCGTAGCTGCCCGCAGTTACACCAGAGTTTGCTAGTGTTAAAGCTGTAGAACCTGTTACATCTCCTGTGTGAGTAGCGTTAGTAACTTTAGCTGTGTTCGCTGCTATAGCTGTATTGATAGAGTTAGCTAACTTAGCGTCAGTAACTGCGTCATCTGCGATTTTATCTGTAGTAACTGCACCACTAGCAATAGTTGCTGTAGATACAGAGCCTGCACTTGGAGTATTTATATTTACTGTTGACCCGATTGTAATGATGAAGAAATCAGCACCATTAGAAGGAGCGGCAGCAAATA